TTTTTGTATTTACTGATTGGCATTGTGTGTTTCTATGGTGTATCTATGTTGACATATGTAGAGCCGACAGCAAAGGGGATGCCTAGCCTTTTTTTTACTCCCCCCATGCTGAAACAAGCTATATATTTTTTATGTTTTGTGCTGCTGTTCATTTTTTTTCTATACTATGCTGTGTAAAACTGTCTCACAATATAAGCATGAGAGGTGAAAAAACACAAGCAATATATAAGCTGCTGGAAATCAAACAAATAAAAAAAAATTGCTGCTGTAAAATAATATACTTGACATATTGTAAAGCATAGTTATATTCTATGTATAACTTAACAAGGAGCAATAGAAATGCCACATTTTACACAAACTTATAAATACGAAGAAATACAAAGTTACTTTGATGACTACATTAAAGAGCAAGACAAACAATGGCTACAAGACAACATAGATGACTTACATCATTATGCTTTTAATCAAGATTATTATATTATTGGAACATACAAAGCTAAACAATGGTTAGGTGATCAAGCCTTTGATATAATAAACATAATCAAAAACTATGAACAGGATAATTTTGGAGAAGTTACAACAGACTTTTCACAACCTGAAAGAGTCGTTAACATGTATGTTTATATTGTAGGCGAACAAATAGTACAAGACTACATTAATAAACAAGCTGCTTAAGTTAGTCTCTAACACCTGGACTTGTTCCAGGTGTTTAAGATTTACTTGAGTAAATCACAACAACATAGAAAGAAGGTATATAATGAACAAACAAAATTTAAATATGCACATGATTAAAAAACATATAGATCAAGCTACACCAAAGAAGATGACAAAAAAAGAAAGGCTTGTTTTTCTTATAGAGAGCATTGCAATAGTAATGCTTTTTATATTTTTTATCTTTTTATTCTTAATATCAGATATAATAGAAAACTATTTTTTAGGCTTGTAGAGAGCATAAAACTATATTTAGGCTAGTCAACTACCAAACCAGCCTTTATATAGTCTTACAAGTCTTTAAATCGTCATTAAACAACATATAAGAAAGATAAATACGCATAGTATAGCATATAAGCATAGAATATAAACTATTATAGTATATAGACTAATATATATTTTTATATATGAATATTACTGTAATAGATACTAAGCATAGTATATAAACTATAATAGTATATATGCTGCGTAGCATAGTAGAGAGAGAGTATCATGGAAAGTGAAAATCACCAAGAAAATAATTTAAATGTTTGTGAAAGATGTAAAACAGCTTTGGTTGGCAAGTGGCATCTTGATAAACATGGAAGATTATTTGAGTTTGTTTGCATAATGTGCAATGTATCACTTGGAGAAACGGAGCAAAACAAAGATTAAAAAAAATGAGAGGGAAAAAATCCCTCCCATCTTCTCATCTTAACAACATAGAGTTAGATAACAGAATCTTACTCAAGCTATAACTTAGAAGAGAGAGAAACAAAAATCAATCTTTTTTATCTTCTCCACCAAGCGCACCATAACCACAAATATCTGCCCAGCTATCCACATGACCTGGACTCTTGACTAATCGAGAAACTTTAAGTGCAATCAAACAAAGATACACCATGCGAACTGATACCTTTATGCCAAGGATAGCTGACCACATTGTCGCAACTCTTTGATGATTATCGTAAGCATCACCATAATCTTTTGCTCTATCTCCATTGATTAAATCTGCTGCTCTTTTTAAATACCAATCTCTTTTCATGTTTTATCCTCAAAATCTAATCCTAATTGTGTTTTTGTTTCCTGCCAAAAGATAGGTGTTTGCATTGCATCAATTTTTCTTGCCATGCTTTCAGGACATTTTTTTTGATCTTTAAAATTTCTTGCAACATTTACAGAATCTGCTGAAGCAAAAGGATATTTACTGCCACCCAGAGACATACCTCTTAACATATGTATATAAGGCAAATGACGGAACTTCTTTGCAAGCTGATTAAAAATATAATCAATTCTTTCAGACCATTTTATAGAACCTACATTCCAATAATCGCCACTACTTCCAAAACAAACTTTAGGATACCTGTCTAATAAAAAATACAGATAATCTAAATCTAATGCTATGTGCCAAACTGGAGCAGACAACTCTGCTGGATACGGAAATTGTAACAAAAGTTTTTTTTGTTCAGCAATACTGCCATCTATTACATCTGGGATAACACACCAATGAGGATGACCTAATTTATCTTCAAGCCATTTATAATAGTTTTTGTACTTTAATTTTGTTTTATTTTTGTAACAACTAAACGCACCATTATCCCACATCACAGATTGTCCTATTTCTAAACACAATTTTGCATCTTGAGGATTATAAAAACTAACACAAAAATGTTTACCAGCCATTTTGTAAAGCTGTTCTTTTGGTGTAAGTGGAGTGCCATGGTAATGAATCATTGCGAAACCACTTTTACACCTAAGTGAGTGCCTACAATTTTTACATCCTTGTACTTTGCTTTCAGATGTTCAAATAAATCCTCTTGAAAAATATCTCTACGATAGTAGTCATTTTGTATTCTTAAAAATTCTTCTACTTCAATTATTGATTTACTTCTAATAGTTACCTTATAGATATTAACACTTGTGTCATTAGGACATCTTGCAACTATATTAAATTTATATTTGTGCATCTCTTTTACCAAGCCAATACCAAATCACAAGCGCTGCTATCATTTTGCTTATAAACATTGTTGTTGTAGCAAGGACACTAAAGTTACCAATCATCAACAAAAATATTGCACTATCAACAGGAGTAGAAAGTAAAGAACTTATTAAAATTCTTTGATGCAAAGGCTTTCCTGTAAATGTATATGCTCCCCAATCTACTGTTTCAGAAACAAGAAATGCAACTAAAGATGCTACAGCTATAAAAGGATTTGCCATGATGTAACTTAAAAAAGCACCGATCAACATTGCTATAAAAACTCTATGCCCAATCTCTTTTTGAGCAAAGTCTCTTAGTATAAAAATTAATCCGACAACAATGCTCATTGGTGGATACATTGTATCGTAAAAAGGTATCAATGGCACATAGACAAAACCTATGTTAATCAAAGCTATTGATAAAATGTACGTAATTGTAAATTTATATTTTGTCATTTATTTTCTCCCTGACTATAAAAAACCAAGTGTCAATATCAACTTCGCAAACTAAATCTTGATTAGCAGAAAAACCATGCTGAAAAACATCTAGCCTGATAACACACTTGATTGGATGGTTATTAAATTTATAAATTAAAACTGGCTGCCTATCTCCAGCATTGTCAACACATTGCTGCCACCAGCTTGGCTTGTAAGTTGTGCCTTTTTGATAAGCCTTACACTCTATTGACCAACCAGGTATTTCTATATCTGCACCACCAATTTGATACTGGTCTAAGTTTCTTTTTGCATCATAGCCAAGCGCATCTTTGATAAGAGAGCAAATCTTTCTCTCAAAACCAGCGCCTTTGTCCCTACTGTTGGTCAAGCATTTTCTCCTGCGCTTGTTTCATAAAGTCATTAGCCTTAACTTCTCCATCAGTTGCTAACTCAATCTTGTTCATGGTCTCTGGTCGAGGAAACCTTTTGCCTTGCAATAATAGAGAGATAGTAGATTCATTCATGCCACACATCTTGGCAAATCTATACTGAGAAATCTTTTTGCTTTTTAAATAATCTTTTAATAACATATTTTTTTTTACCACATGCTTGACATTATGTAAAGAGCAATATAATAATATATGTGGAGGTGCAAATGACTATACCAATTTACAGGAGAACTTTTGGCAGCTTGCATGAATCAGCAAGCAACGGAAACTTGCCAGAAGATCAAGCCATACTCAAGTTATACCTTAGAAAAGAGCATAGTATGAATTATCCAGATGCAGCGCCAATGATGCTTGGTCGTATGGTACAGACAGGACTAGATCATCATTTAGGTTTGCATGATTATTCACAAGAACAAGGACAACAAGAAGGTCTTGAGATTAACCAGGCTATCAGAGAAGCCTTGACAGAATATCAAGTATACACACCGAGGACTTGGGATAACGGAAAAGACCAGTCAGCCTACGATAGCTTCCAAGACTTCTTGCCAGATATGGTTAAGTGTGCAGCAGAGGGATTGAAGCAATATTTTCAGAATGTCAATGCTATCGAA